ATAAAAATATAAAAATAAAAATATAAAAATAAAAATATAAAAATAAAAATATAAAAATAAAAATATAAAAATAAAAATATAAAAATAAAAATATAAAAAATATAAAATTTAAATTATCATTTTTGATAATTTATTCTTTGAAAATGAATAGTATTCATTATTGATTACTTATCTATTTATAATTTTATTATTTCATAAAATTTTCTGACTGAAAGCGATATAATTTAGCTAAATTCTCATCATGTTTTTTCAAATGATTAAATTCAAATAAGGATACTTTATTATTTTTCGTCTCAACTTTGAAAAATTTATTTTCATTATAACTTATGGGTGCTTTTATTGCTTTTTTTAATTGTAAAATGTCGTCTACTTTTTTATCATTAATTTTTTCTATAATTGCCCCTTTTTTCAAGTTATTTAATATATCCGCCATGGAATTCGGAAAAACAAAAGAACAAATAAGTATTTTTTTACGTAATTCATCTTTATCTAATTCCATGAAGATTTCTAAATTGCTTTGAATATGATTCAATGTTAATTCCATAAAAATAGCACCTCCAATTATATAATAAGGAACATTTTCTAAATTTGGATAAATTCGTTTTACAGGTGGAATATACATATGTAATGTAATTTTTTTACTTATTTTTTTATTCTGATGATATAAAACAAGGGGAATTTTTTGATCTTTCTGGTAAGTATTTAAAATATTATTTAAATGTACCTTTTCACCAAGCCATCGAAAATTTGTATATCCGTAATTATCTATCGAATATTTATCAAACTTGACTAAAATTGAATTTTCAGGAATTTTTAATTGATCTAAAATAGAATCTTTAAAGATTTTGGAAATGTAAATCCCTTCTTTTTCTTTTTTATTTGTCATTAATTTAACAATATTTTCATTTGTATTATTTAATATAACTTCCAATGCCGGACGATAAATAATTTTATTTTTCAATTCTTTAGGATGATTAATGCTATGAAAACAATGAATCGGTACAGCATAACCAATATTGGAAACATCAGTTCCAACTAGTTTCCGAGAATTTATCCCAATGACTTTATCTTTATAAAATAAGGGTCCTCCTGAATTACCAGGATTAATTGCTGTATCGGTTTGAATGAGACCATCTTGATGACCACTAATAATCCCATCAGAATATTTGATATTATTGACATTAATTCTGGAAAAGTTCTTCGGAAATCCAACAGCAAATACTTTATCACTCGAGTTTAATTTTAAAGAATCACCTAATTTTAAGTAATGTTGATTTATTAAATCATCAGTTTGTATTAAGGCTAAATCAAACTCAGGACAAATAGAAATAATATGGCACAGATATTTTTTACTTGAAACATTGGGTACTTCAATATAGATATTTTTAGCAGCATCTACAACATGAGCACATGTTAAAATTAATCCCTTATTATTAATAAAAAAAACGGTACATTGGCATTTTTGTGGAGTTGCTAATTCATAAGGAATATTAATATTTATTTCAATTACTTCTGCAGTAATACGGACAATTGATTTATTAATATATTTCTTTAATTCTTTCGTAATCATAGTATATAGTTATATATATACTATATTATAATTAAAAAAAATAGTAGGTAAAGTAAATATAATTTTAAAATTATAATTTTAAAACTATAATTTTAAATTATAGTTTTAAAATAAAATAAAATGTTATATATTTAAACTTGATCATAAATTTTATTATTATTCATTGCTCTAGTAAAAGTATGTATTTTTTTATGTAAATTTTCTTTACTAATTTTAATTTTCTTTTTTTGAACTACCTTAGTTGCATTTTCTTTTATATCTTTTTGATCTTTATGATCATGATTTTTTTTATCTTGATAAGCTTGTTCTTTCAGTTTCTGATTCTGATTTTTTTTAATATCATTACTTGTACTTCTACTTTTATTTGTACTTCTACTTTTACTTTTACTTGTACTTTTATTTTTATTTTTATTTTTATTTATAGTAAAATTACTTTGTTCTCTATTAATCATAGTATTCATTTTATGATGAATACTATTCTTTTTTTTATGTATTGTTTGTTCAATCGATTGATTATTATTTTTATTATATACATCCATCATATCGGAAATATCTTTTTTTTTCATGGAAGAAATAATGGATAATAAATCTATTTTCTTAAATTGATCAAACATATTTATACTTCTTTTATATTATTAATGCATATTTTATTTTTATTCTTATTTTTATTATATTTTTTGGTTATCTAAATAAAATACAATCAACTTTAAAAGTTGTTTTAAATTTACTTTTAATAATAATCCATTATAAAATATATTATATATTTCATGATTATTTTTCAATAAACTTAATTGATCTTCTACTTGACTTTTTATTTTTCCATATATATCTTGTTCCTGTTTTCCAAATAATATTTCCAGTCCATTAACACACAAAGAATAGGCAGGTATTTTTTCTAATTTAATATTTTCACCCTTTGGCCAATAATGATAATCATAATGCAGATTATATGAATGTTGATTTTTTGATTTGATCAATCCAAAATCTATATTTATTATATTATCTATTACTAATTTTTTTGATGATTCAATCATAAAGTTATCAAGTTTTATATCCAAATTATAAATTTTATGCTGATTATATAATAATAATTGAATATCAATAATACGTTTCATTATATTCAATACAATATGAATACCGTTTTTATTATTAATTAATGGGGTTTTCCAAGTATTCAATAATTTATGAATAGATACACATTCAGGCATAATCATAAAAAAACTATTTTTTTTAAATAAATGATTATCAAGAGTCAAATTAATTAGTATTACTCCAATGGTTTTCACATCAATAAAAAAATCACTTTTCGATTGCTTACTTTTAATATATTGTAAAAAGAAATTGATTTCACGATTTTCATTTTTAAAGGGTATAATCTGCGAAGATTCATCAGGTTGATTTACATCTGCATAAGAATTGCGGAATAATTTTAGCACGTAATTTTTATTAATTTCATAAATTACCCCATAAGAACCTTCCCCAATTTTTTTACGTAAATGTAATTTATATGTTTTTTGAGGAAGATATGAATTTGTTTTTGATTGTAATATAAAACATGGGACATACATTTATTGTATAATAATGGCAAATATTTTATTCAAATAAATAGGTTAAATTAAATTTTTTTTATATATTTTCATAATATAATTCATTAAATTATGGATTTTCCCAAGTTTTTTTTACTTGATTCTTATTTTATTTATATGAAAATATCCAATGAAAATTATAAATATACTTTTTTTAAATACAAAAATAACTATTATTTAGCTATTAGTTTTAAAAAACTCATACCAGAAAATTGTTCCTTCTTAATATTAACACAAAAAAATGCATCAAAACAAATGGAATATTATGAATATAAAATAGATAAAAATAGAAATGCGCTGGTTTCACTTGGTGCTAATTGGGAAACATTACCATGGACAGCATGTAATTATGAGTTTGATTATGAAGAAATTCAACGAAAAATAAATACTGATTATCCTTTCTTAAATTATGATTATTATACACAGCAGATTTTAGCTTTATTAATGGAAAATAGTGTAAATCAAGTAAATAAAATAAATAATGGGGATAAAAAAATACTTTATCATGAATTATCTATTTTGGAAAAAAAATTTTTAGCTTATCATTGGATTTTTGAGGGATCTCAAACTAAAATACAGTTGTTTAAATATGCTTTATATATGCATAAAGAATTGATTGATCAATTACCTTATTGTAAGTTAAAATATTGTGCATCTAAAAATAATGCACTTATTTTTATTGATGATCGTGTGGATAATTTATTATTTGAATGTGTATCAAGATTGTTTTTTTACAGTGTAAATGATACTTGGAATCTTCATATTTATACAATTCCTGAAAAGCAAGAGGAATACATGAAAGTATTAACTTTATTAAACGTGGAAGCAAAATTTCATACTATTTCCAAAATAAATAATGTGGATGAATATAGTTCTTTATTAAAATCATCTTCTTTTTGGGAAACGTTAACCGAAGAAAACCTTCTTTTTTATCAATATGATTCCATCGCTTTTGGCAAATTTCAATCAAAATTTTTTTCTTATCCTTATTTAGGAGCACGGTGGACAGAAAAAATCACACAATTACCTGGCATTTATAATGGAAATGGTGGAACAAGTTTTCGAAAACGAAGTATGATGCTTTATATAACACAAAAATATAATTGCTATTTATATCGTCCACAATCACCAGAAGATAAATATTTTGCATATTATTTACATCAAGAAGGTTTATTGCCAGAATCAAATGAACTATTAGATGAATTTTCAATTGAACATGTATATAATGAAACAAGTATTTATGGACATGCTATTTTTCAATCAATGGACGTTGAACAATTAGTAGGATATATAAAGAAACGTTTTACTATTTTATTAAAAAAAGAATAAAAAAGAATAAAAAAAGAATAAAAAAATATTTTTTATTTCAAATATGATTATGAATACTTTATTATTTTATATAAAATTTATATAAAATAATAAATAACAGGGGAAGGCTTCGATCCTTCGACCTTCAGGTTATAAGTCTGACGCGCCACCACTGCGCCACCCTGTTATACTTTTAAGTTTATTATATATTTATAGAATAAGCGCACACATTCTTTTTATTTTTACTTTATTTTATTATAATATGTACAAATTATGTATTTGATACTAATTAAATATATACAATAGATAAATCAATTACCAATTACCTAAATAATTTTATATTAATTCATTCTTTTTTTTAACATAGATTTTATCTCGATAATCATTATATAAATTTTTCATAATTAATGATGGCTGAAGTAATACACTGATTTCTAAGGAAAGTAAATATTCTCTTAGAGCAAATAAATCATCTTTTTCAAAATAGGGTTTTAAAATAAATGTATGCTTTGATTTATGTTCAAGTTTATGTTCATTTTTTTGAATATGAATAAAAGCAATGAAATAATAATCATTCATAAAATCTACATATTTCATTTCAAACGAAAAATATTCGTTATATTCATTTAAATTTCCGAATCTTTGAACAATAAATTTATCGTGTAATGATAAAGGCAAAGAATGAATAATCAAATTTATATCAAAATCGTCTTCGTAATCAATATTACAATTTTTCTTTTTCGTAAGTAATTCATTACCCAAAATTCCGTAAAATGAAGGAACACAATATAAACATGCTGAAATTTCATAGGGAATATCTATATAATGCAGCTGACATGGGTTAGCAGAAGTACAAATATA